GTTTCCCCGGTGCTCTCAAAAAAGACCCGGGTGCTATGCGATCGCGCTTACCGCTATTACATCTAACGCAAGCCGCAATCATATTATCCTCATTACTAATACCGCCCTTACTTATGGGGACTATATGATCTACTGTATTAGCTTCTTGTCCGCAGTAGTAGCAGGTATAGCCATCGCGAATTAGCACTTTCTCCCTTAACTTCTTATAGTGCGTCTTATCGTATTCCCTACTCAATGCCAGCCTCTTTTATTTAGATGGTTCAAAGCCTTACAGGCTGAGCCATCGTATCGATGATCTAAGTAGCGCATATGCCAGCGCACTTGTTCTCTTGGATTTAGTGTGCGCACTTTGTCATTACGCATCTGAGCCAAGCCATAATGGCTACCATTCTTGGCGCGGGGATTGAATGTGCTCTCTCGCCATATTAGCTCCACCCAGCATTGGGCTTCTTGTAAATCGCCTAAGTGATTCATAGCTACTAATGCCCAATCTTGTTGTTCTCTTTTAAGAGGGTAAGCATTAGCTTTTAGTGGTAATAATATTATTGTCATTGAAAGCGCGTATAAGGCGAAAAGCCGGAGACAATAGCCCCCCTCGACCTCCGACGATGGGCTAGCTCCGCGCCCGCGCTTCGGCGAGATGGTAGCAGACCTGTCAAGTTGATTAACAAAACCGCAGGTCAGATGGCGTTTCTTCATTCTAGCTCCAATACTTTTTTAGCATCGATGGAATTACCAACTATCGCGTCTCTTAACCTTTCCCTTCCGTCACTATGGAATTTGGTTGTTAAATATGGGTTTGACTCTGTGCCAATTAGCCATTTAATTACCTCACCATTTTGGTCAATGACTTGATCATCTACATATTTAAATCTATTTAGTATGACATCCCTAGATGCTTCTCTTACCGATTCCACTATCTCGAATGGCATATTTTCCTTAACCCAATTAACGAAAGCAGCTTCATTTAGCACTTCCCACTTGAATTTAGGCTTAGTGGTCGTTATGTAAGCAACCACCTCATCGCCTAATTCAGCCTTTACCCTATCCGCTCCTAGATTGTCCATCTCCTCTTGGAGCTCGGCTCTTAGACGATCCTTTGCCTTCTTGGCTTCGTCTGCTATTAGGCTTACCGCCGCTAGCTTGAGGCTCTTTTCCTTTATGCTCATTTCTTTTCCTCTCCCGATATAGTCTCATTTCTAAAGATTCTAGGGTTATCCCACAATCCTTAGCAATAAATTCCTTACTAAATCCCCACTCCATTAATTGGTGGATATATCTAAGAGAGTGGGGTTTAGCCATTACTTTGTCTTCCCAGCCCAGCCATCACCTTTGAAGATGACTCCCGGAGCCCTAAAGACTTTGGCCATCTTTACACCGCAATTCTCGCAGAATTCAGTATGGTTTGAATAGACGGCGAAGCTGCGATCGACTGTGATTTCGCAGTTAGGGCATTTGAATTCATAGGTCGGCAATTGGAACCTCATAATCACTATGACCCGTAAATACCCGACGGGTAATTGTCTCAGACCCAGCCGCTATCCGACATATCCGGCATCTAGCCGACTTCATCTTCCAGTTACCGCAATTGTCACACCTAGCAATATCGTCCTCTTTGCTGGTTACCCGCTCGGATGGATAGATGATCCGCATCTCGAAACATCGCTGGCACTCGACCAGCCAGACTTCGGGAGGTGCTTCCGGTATGTCTTGGCACTCATAAGTCCTCACTAGCCGATGGGCTGTTGAAGCTTTACAAGCCGAGCACTTAAACGGATGAATATCTAAATTCACTTCTTAAACACCCATTTGCCATCTGAGTCAATTTTCATCCATTTAGCCGGACATTGAGCCTCGCGGTCTCTTGATGGGCAGACCCAGCCTCGATATTCGTTGCCATCCTTAACGCCACTCTTAAGCACCATAGCGCCGTGATTACATATCGGCACCTCATCGGCTATTTCAGCCCCTAGCTGTTCTACTAGGTAATCGATATTGTGATGAATTGGCGCTGGATCATCCGGGCGGTGTTCAGCTACGAATTCAGCTAATTTTTTGCTTGTCGTTTCGACTGGCTTTTGGTGCGATTGAAAGACTCGATTTCCGCTTGGTTTCGCATAATATCCAGCAAGGTTAAGAGCTCTCCCAAGAGCGCCCGTCTCCGCAAGCTCGAGAGCATATTGCTTTGCCTTCGACTCTGTCGATAGACCCGTAGCAAAAGGAACCGGATCAGCCTCAGTTCGATATAACTCAACTTTGACAATATAGACATCGCACTCCTTTACTAGCGATTCGGCTAAACAATGGGTCTTTATTCTGTAATCAGGAAAATCTTTAATGAACGCCTTTAAGCGATCTTGAACCCCTACATAATCATCTAGGTAACTCGACATTAATAAACTCCCTCTGCGCCGTATCTTTTAGCGCATCTTGTAATTGTTCCTTTAATGAGTAAAAAGTGCCATCTGGCCAGTTCTGAATTTCAGCAGCGCAATCGAGGCAGTAAAACCGCGTAATGCCTTTACGCTTGGGATGCTCGCTAACCACTTTCCAATAGGCTGGCCTTCGAGCTAATTGATGAAGTTCTCCACCGCGACTTAAGTGAGCGTATCTTTGCTTACAATAGTCGCAGAATTGTTGAAGATTAGTATTCCTCAAGAGAGCCAAACTCGCTCCAATCGGTAAATCGGGTTCTAGCAAGAATGGCTCCATATCCAATGAGATCGAGATACGAATCCTCCCGCTCTGGGCTTTCCACCATTCTTGAGAGTTTTGTCGCGATAAAGACCAGCGCCAACTCAGATGGGTCTCGGAGCTGAACACCGAGGGCGCGACATAACTTGTAAATGCGTAGTAGGTTGTCCCTCGGATCACCATATTCGAATCCCCGGTCGTTAAGAGTGTCGAGGGCTTCATTAATCCATTCATTTAATCCCCGATCGTTCAGCTCGTCCGACACTTCGTCCCCTCTCATATCCATTAAAGAACGCTTCATCGCGAGCCTTATCGAATCGATTGCTAATCCACATATAGAGCGCTGTGATGCCCAATAGGATTAAAGTGATTATCTGATCGTTATCTAACATCCGCGCTCACCCCGAATTTATCTAGGAAATAAGCTGAGATTTCAGCTCTTGAAAGTCTGCCGCGAGTTGATCCTTTTCGGCCTAGTTTTTCAACGGCGTATCGTCTAATAATTGAGCCCTTTACCCAATTAGTGCCGTCTGTCCAAGCCCCAGCTTGAGAATCAAAAGCTATTACGCTGGGTTTATTTATCATTTATGCTCCCGTTCCGTAAATCTAAATCGATTTACCCGAGAAGCATAAGACCCTAAATCTATTTAGACAAGTAGGAGGCGGGAGTGTCGGATATCTAAGAAGCCGACCCACTTCTCAATCTTCTTAGCTCCGGCGAAATCTGTCTTATTAGGGAGCCACTTAAAAACCCATTCAGGGGCGTTTATAGCCCCTAAATCCCATTCATAGACACCTTTAGGCGTAGCGCTTATGTAAAGCGTCCTAGCGCCCGTTCTAGCTCTTATTTCGGCCAAGTAATCCCACTTATGGCGCTCTATCATCAATTGATCGTAATGCGTTCTACGGCACTTGAGCTCGAGGTAGGCGTTATGGGTAATGCCGTCTGCCCGGTCGGTCGCTGAAAGAGGCGTTAAGTCCGGATATTCAGCCTTTAGCGCCTCAAAGAGTTCGACCTCGCGGTAGTAGATTAGTTATCTTCCTCGCCATCTTCCCACCCAATTTTCTTGAGCGGGTCGCTTGGGTCGAGAACCCAATCAGGCCAAGAGCTGCGATCCATAGCAAAAGCGAGAGCTGTGCCTTCATCCATACCAGCATTACGGCAAGACTTGTAAATCTCTTGGCAAGCGATAGCCCAATAGTCAAGCTTTGTGGGTGGCTCTTTAGGGCGAACCCGGCGCTTAACCGGCTTCTTTTTAGCGGCGCGTTTTTTTGTTGGCACTCGCGACCCTTTCCCTCAAAGCTGACTCAAGGGTAGATTCTAACTTATCAAGTCGGGAAATTAGTGGAAGGTTCTCGAGTTTAATTATGTAACGAAGTCCGGCAATTAATAAACCAATAGAACCGAGGACGGACGCGATAAAGGCCGCGATTGAATTGGCATCCATTTACTTAATCCGGCCGTAGCGCTCGTACTTAGGATCGAGCCAGTTAATTATGCTCGGCAATACGGCAGCAATAGCAGCATTTAGAATCATCTCCGCATCTAGGCCGACCGATAGATAAGTCGCTAGAGCTGCCGCTATGAATGTTTTTAGCCAGCTTCCGGCGGCCTTTTCTAAGTCTTTTAGCATTGTGTCTTTCTCCAGTCAGGTCTAACCAAGACCCATCGTTATCGCCTAAGGTCGTAAAGCTAATGTGAAAGTGAGAGCGGTGAGGATTTGAGCCTTTGTATTTACGCCACTTCCAATTGAGGATAGCGCTTGAGATTCGGCCATCGTAGATAATGTATTTAATCCGCTTATCTCCGCGCTTGGCGCATTTTCTAATCTGCTCCACAAGTGCGTAAGTTGCTTCGGGATGGTCGTTGAGGTTGGCATCGATATCTATAGCTCGAACAATTCCATCTCGCGGGATATGGTCAGAATTAGAGCTGTTAGCAAGGTGGCGAGCATCAGCAATCCAGCCATCACTTTTACGATCGCGCTCAGGAAAGTCATCGTCTATCTGCTCGCGTAATTGTTTTCCAGCTTTACAAAGTTTAGCCATTAGCTTAAAAGCAGTTTAGCTTCTTCTTCTGTAATTCCTAAGCGATTTAACAATGCGGCTTTTGCGGCAAGCTTTTCTGCGTCCTGTTCAGCTTTCCAAACATCGAATTGCGCAAAACCGGCTTCATATTGTTCTTTGCTTATCGGCTCACATTCTAAAAAAGTTATGCCTTCGTATTCTTCGCCCACTTGAATATAACCACCATTAGGTATTAAGAAATTTAGAACCTCGTATGATTTAGCCATATTACGCACCTATCTCCATTAAAGTAATTGTGCTCATCGCATCGGACGATTGAACGATCGCGTTGGCGATATTCGCACCGGAAAAAAACTGTGTTTTATATGTAGTGGAAGAAGTGGTCGAAGGGGAATCTAAATAGGCTACGGCGGCCGAACCAACGGCATTAGTTCCAGCGGCATTGTTATTCGCGATGGCTTGACCAAAATCAGAAATAACTGTTGCCCCTCTTAAAAGATTTATAAATACATCCGTATTTCCACTATTTTTTGCCACACCGTTTTGAGTGACAATTATTAAAACTTTATTGGCTGAGTTTGCGGGAGTAATAGATGCCGATAAACCTGTATCGGTAGGTGTGCTAGTAGCATTGACCACTTGGGTCGAGTAGGTTGATTGAACAACTTGTAAAACTTTTCCACCACTTGCCGGGGTGCTCCATTGAGGAGCTGTTGCTCCGGAATTTACTGTTAAAACTTGTCCAGCTGTTCCTAGACTTAATTTAGTAAAAGTGTCTGCGCCTGTTCCATAAACAAGATCACCAGCCGCATCAAAAGCTGTCGCGACTGTATTTGTTAAAGTTACTGAGCCGCTTGAACCACCACCGGATAATCCGGTTCCCGCTACGACTGCGGTAATATCGCCTTGATCATTATTAATCCAAACATAATCTAAATCTGTGTTTGAATTCTTAGAAAGTATTTGTCCCGTAGTGCCGCCTTTAAGATCGACAAGACTGGTATCAATTCCATTGCCGAGAGTCCGTATGGCTGCTGCGCCATCCTTGACTAAATCGGTATCAGCTGGGGTTGTCCAGCCGAAATTACTTGTTGTTGGCATTTATGCTCCTTTAGGCGACGATTGTAGCGTCTAGCCAAGTCAAAGTCGGGGATAGGGTATTCCAAGTCTCGGTCGCTGGAACCGAATTCCATCTAAAGGCTTGGAGCGAATAGGCGATTGGGGAAAGATTCATCGTTAGCGTTAAACGATTGAGGCCAGCTCGCCAAGTCCAGCCCTCTACGAATCCTTGGAATTCCGCGCCGTTCATATTGGCGGGTAGATTGATAATGTTCAAAGCCTCGCCCATAAAAACATTTAAAAGGTTATCCCTGTCGGAATTGTCAATTTCCGGGCTGCCAAGTTCGAAGGTTATCTGGCTCATCTGGAATTGTGGGTAAGCGCGGATTAAGAGATAAAAATCGGCTTGAGCTTGAGCGTCCCCTTGATTTCTTAAGGTTGTGGGGATTTGACTACCGAGGGTTCCATATAGAGCCTTAGAAGCTAAATCCTCAGCGGTAACGCTCGAGCTGCCGTTTGATCCATAGCTTAAATTAATGTCATTTCGGACATCTCCGGCTCGCTTAATAATGTTTAAGCCGGTGCCGATTGCGTGATTGCCGTCTAAATCCACATAACCATTCAGCGCTAAATATTGCGCTCTATGGGTGGAGTCGGCATACCCGATGCGACCTTGAGCATCTTCATAAAGATAGCCAAGTCCAGAAGTAGCGAGACGAGCGGCTAGGGAATAGACATTCTCATTAATGTTCGATTGGCTGTGAAGCTCATAATCACCCGGAGTATCTATGTCTCCAAGTCCTGAGTTTTCCGCGTCCTGCCATTGGGTCGTAGCGTCATAGGTTGCCCAAGTCGTAGCGGCTGGCACTTCATCCCAGCTATCGAATAAAACTGTTTCTAAGACGGCTAGAATCTGATCGCCATCGAAATCGTGAGGAAGATTGCCGGTAAATATGCTTCGATTTAATCTAGCCAATGCTCCGGTTGCGACGAGATTGATTCTTTGAGAGATTGCCGTAGAGCCGCTAGTAGCCACTTGAATTGAAATATCGGTAAGGAAGCCACCAAAAAGTGATACCCAGTTATTCGCGGAATCTCGCACTTCAACGCTGATCGGGTCATTGATTTCATAGGGTACTTGTGATTCATTCGTCTCTAAGAGCGTTAAATTACAATAGCCAGCGATAGGCTGAGAATAAATATCGGTGCGACCACTTGAAATAGTTAAACCGGCAAGAGTCGCGCTGGTGACTGTAAAGCCATTAACGCGAACGCGATAAACCGGATTCCACAGTGTCATAGTGCGAGCTGACTACCGCCGCCACCAGTCCGGGCTTGTGTTTTGTTAAGGGCATCAACAACGGCTGCGCTAAATCCGTTTTCGTCAATTATGGATGGAGCTTGAACGACGATGGTAATTCCTTGGTCTGCTGCTCTAACGCGAGCGACATCTAGACCACCTATATTGCTAACTCCATAATTAATGACATCGCCGGATTCTCTGGCTCGAAATTCGGCTATCGAAGTTGGCAGAATTGGGCGCATATCGGCAATAACTTCGGCTATTGCTTTTGAGCTGGCATTTTCTCTTTGAGTATCTCGAGTAGTAGTGCTAGAGCCACCGCCCCCGCCAGTTGTTCCACCGGAAACTGATCCACCCGCACCGCCGCCCCCGCCAGTAAAGCTAGGCGCTGGAATATTAGGCGCTGAAATACTTGGAGTAGCAGGTGTGGCAAAAGAAGGCTTAGTGATTCGATTTACATCCGGAGTCCCGGGTAATCTGCCGATTGTTGCGTTATAGACATCAATAAGTTTATTGATGCCATCAATAGCAAAGTTAAGGGCTGACTTGATGCCATTCACTACTGCGCCAATGACATTGATAATTCCACCGGCTACTGTGCCAATAAATTTGAGCGCATCGCCTAATCCGCCGATAATAACCGGGACTACGAAATCTTTAATAAAGCGCCACAAGGTCGTAAGCGCCTCTTTATTGTTTTCAATCGCGTTAGTTACTGGTTGAAGCGCAGCATCCTTAAACTTGATAAACTGTGGGATAACTGTATTAACGAAGAAGTTGAGAAGATTTTGTAAAGCTGGAAGTAGTGCCGCGCCGACTGATTCTTTCGCTTCATCAAAACCGACTTTTAGTCTGGCTATTTGACCTTCTAAAGTGTTGGCTTGGACTGTTGCGGCGCCGCCGAAAGTCTTGGCTAATTCGTTCATTGTGCCATCAAGTCCCAGAGTCTTTATCTCGGCAGTTGATAAGCCGATTCCTAAACGGGCAAGGCTTGAAGTGTTACCTTCATAGGCTTTACCTAAGGCGTTTGTCACTGAGTTTAAGTCTTTACCAGTTGCGGCGCTAATATCTAAGGCGAGGCTTAAGCTTTTATTAGCAGTTGATAAATCTCCGGTAGCTGTGGCTAGACGCTGGAAGGCTGGACGAAGTTGATCGTCCGCAATTCCATTAGCGAGGGATAACTTTGTAATTTGTTCTTCAACGGATGCGATTTGATCGTCAGTAGCCTTCGTAACATTACGGAGCGCATTGGCTAAACGATTTTGAGCAGCTTCATCTTCGATAGCGGCCTTAACGCCTTCGATTGCCAACTTGCCAGCATAGGCCGCGGCAGCGGCCGCAGCAGCAGCAAAAGCGGCAGCCGCGACTTTGCCGAATTTCTCTAACTTACCGCCGAAGCCTTCGACCTCTTTAGAACCAGTGTCAAGCTTCTTTTTAAGATCATCAACATCGGCGAGAATGGAAAGTTTAAGGGTTCTATTACCGGCCATTAGTCATCCCACTTTTTAAGTATCTTGCTAAACGCATCTTCCCATTTTCTCACTAATTCAGGCTGAATTTGGCGAAGGGTTGGGTAAATAAAGTAGCCAGAGTTTCCGCGTCCTTTTGTCGGAGTTCTGCGAGGGAATTGTCGATAACGATTAGATCCGAATTCAAGACCCGCCCAGAGTATTTGTGTTGTGCCGCCACCAGAAAAACGCTGAGAGGCAAAGCCGTAAGAGAATTCTCCGATTTTGCTGGACTTGGAGATTCTGACACCTTCGGCCACTCTTTGAACCGCATCGGCCGCAACTGTTCTTGTTCGGGCTGTGACTTTGATTCGGTCGGCTGCGAATTGTGCGAGCGCGTTAGATTCGCGTTTTGCTTGGTCGATAGATTCTTGATCCATAGCCTTAAAAGCCGCCATAATAGAACGAAGCTCGCGGCGATCATAAGAGATCGGCTCATTTGCCATTCCTTCGCTCCAATACTTCTACGGCCGTTAATAAATCTTCAGCGTTCTCCCAGTATTTAACCGGGATGCCGGTTGCTACCGCCAACTCGATTAAGAGTCGGTTGAGGCTTCCGGCTGGGTAGCTTTTGGGTTCTCAGGTTCTCCGATTATTAACTCATCGATCGTAAGTTCCCATACATCATAAGCTTTGACCGGCTTACCGGCTGCGGCTCTGACATAGGCGGAATGGGCTAAGAATAAAAAGTCCGTCTGCTGATAATTACTTATGTCGGTCATTTTATAGATCGACTTACCAGTTTTTCGTTCCCACTTAGCCCACTCAGGAAGCCCTGCGGTGTAGGTCTCCACTTCGCCGTTTGTATATTTAATTGTTAGGTTTAACTTCATAGCTCCCGATGCTCCGATCTATTAGGTGTAAGACTCCGAT